CGACACCGAGCAAGGCCAAGCCGATGACGATCCATGGTCGCAAGTAGATGAATCACTACGCAATGAGTTTTTAACGCTACAGGCTAACCATAGCAAGTTGCAAAACGACCACAAGGCTAACGCTGGCCGTGTTCAGGCGCTTAATAACAAAGTGGCTGAGTACCAAAAGCTAGTTGAGGGTGCAGAGCAACAGGGTAAGCCAACCGGTGACGGCCCTACAGCCGACGACCTTGAAGGTATGAGCTTTGAGGAAGTTGAAGAAGAGTGGCCCGAAGTAGCCGGCTATTTAAAGAAACAACTAGAACGCACGCAGCAGCAGCTAACGCAGCAATTTGAAGAGCGATTAAACCCGCTTAACGAAATGCACACGCAGCAGCAGCAAGCGCAGCAGCAACAGCATGTTCAATCTGAATTGCAACGACTCCAACAAGTACACCCTGATTTTCAGAGTATTGCTAGCGACTCGAAGTTTCACGATTGGGTAAACACTCAGCCCGACACGGTAAAAGCCATGGCTGGCAGCTTACACGCCGCTGACAACATTGCGTTGTTGAATCTTTACAAAGGCAGCACAGGCAAAGGCCGCGCTGCAAAACCGTCGTTATCCGATCACGCAACCATACCAAAAAAGGGCAGTGGGCGCCAAATACAAACCGATCCGAATAACGTCGATCCCGTCCAGTTATTTACACATCTTGCATCCAAGAAAAAATAGGAGCTTAAACCATGAGCAATAATTATGGTGATTTAGGAGTTGAAGCAGGCGTTTTTGCAGAAATGAAAATGCTAGAGCACGCTGAGCCAATTCTTGTACTAAACAAAATGGGCGATCACAAGCCGATGCCTAAAAACGCATCAAAAGTGATTAAATTCCGCCGACCTGTACCGTTGCCGTTAGCAACCACACCGCTAGCAGAGGGCGTTCGCCCTGCGGGTTCTAACTTTCGCTATGAGCGCGTGCAAGCCACGTTGCAACAATACGGCGATTGGATGGAGCTAACCGACGTTGTGCATGACTTGCACGAAGATCCGGTAGGGTCTGACATGGCAATGATGGCTGGCGAGCAAGCAGCCGAAACCATTGAAACCGTGTGTTTTGGTGAGCTAATTGGTGGCACTAACGTTATTTACGCTAACGGCTCAGCACGTAACGAAGTAACTGCAACGATTGGCCTTGGCTCTATTCGTAAAGCGGTTCGATCGCTTATGTCTAACAAAGCTAAGCGCTTAACTAGCATCCTGTCTGGTTCGCCAATGATTGGCACTACACCGATTGAAGCGGCGTTCGTGGGCATCTGTCACACGGATATTGTAGCAAGCTTACGTTCAGTGAATGGCTTTGTGCCAGTGGCTGAATACGGCTCACGTAAACCAATTTGCTCAGAAGAAGTGGGCAGCATTGAGGATGTACGTTTTGTTGCATCGCCACTGTTTAACTCATGGGCAGACGCAGGCGGTGCTAAAGGAACAGGCGCTACCGAAGCGGTATCAACCACGGGCACAAGTGCCGACGTTTACCCTGTGCTTATTATGGGTCAGAACGCGTTTGGTCACATTGCACTAAAAGGCAATAAAGACGCAGGCGGCGCAATTAAGCCAATGGTACGTAACCCAGGCAAGCCAGAAAAAGGCGACGAACTAGGCCAAACTGGTTCAGTGTCTTGGAAAACGTACTACGTTGCTAAAATTCTAAACGACTTATGGATGGTACGTTTAGAGTGTGCGGCGCTTGAGAATCCTCAAGACTAATTAACAACACCCAACCAAAGCCCAGCCTAACCCGCTGGGCTTTTTTATTATGCCATAGGAGCAAATAATGAAAATTAATTCTAAAACAAATAAAGCTGAATTAGTTGCATACGCAGCACAAGCATTGGGCGCACAGTTAGACGAATCAAAATTTAGCCGTGATGAGTTAATTGCCGAAGTTCGCAAGCTTGAAAAGTCACTAGGCATTGCAAGTGATGATGCAGGCGATGACGACGCTGTTAACGAGGGCGACACTGGCAATGGTAACAACGCTCAAAATAATGACGATGCAGACAGCAAACAAGCGCCAAAGAAAAACCCACGCTTTGTATACCTACGCATTCATACACCACCATCAATTAATACTGATGAAGATACCGAAGAAGAAACACACTGTATTGTGGGCTTTAACGGTAAAAACTACCAAATTCAATACGACGTAGAAGAGGGCGTAAAAGTCCCTTATGGCGTATACGACGTGCTTAAAAACGCAGTGCAAACCAAGTACCGCCGTGTTAAAAATAAGCGCGAAATGGAAGAGCGCAAAGAGCAGCGTTACAAATTTAACGTTGTTAAGACTGTAGACTAAAAACATGACTTTTTTGGAGCTATGCCAGCGGGTAAGGCAAGAGTCGGGAATATCCGGCTCGGGCCCTGAATCTGTGCTTAATCAAAAGGCGATATTACAAAAGGTGGTTGAATGGGTACGTCAAGCCGATCTTGATATTCAACGCCTGCACGGTGATTGGTTTTTTTTATGGAGAATGGGCAACGCAAATTTAACTACTGGCATAACTGAGTATACAGGCGCGAGTTTAAACTTAACGGGCACATTACAAGACCTGTTAATGCTCGATATTAACGGCTATCCGTTACGTTACTATTCATGGAAAGAGTTTAAAGCAGCAAGGCGGCAGCTTAACGAACAGCAAGGTTTACCCACCGAGTACACGGTAAGACCTGATAACGTAATTGTTATTAATCCTGCGCCAAGTAACGATATTGTAGCAACCGCTGAATACTCTATTGCCGTTGAGCCACTGACCAACGACAGTGACGAGTCAGTTATACCAGAGCGCTTTCACGATATTATTGTGCACAAGGCGCTTATGTATTACGCAAGTCACGAAGAAGATGCCAGCTTGTATCAAGTGAGCGAGTCACGTTATGAACAAGTGCTAAGTGAGTTATCGGCTGATCAGCTACCGCAAATTAGCATGCATGGGAGCTTGTACTAATGGCAAGCAACACCAATGTATCAACCGTTGCGCTTGCTGGCGGGCTTAATGTAACCGCGTCTGATCAAATGCTTGCACCAGGTGAATGCGTAGAGCTTATAAATTACGAAATAACAACAACAGGGCGCTATAAGCGCATGCAGGGGTACGAGCGTTTTGACGGACAACCAGCGCCAAGCCAAGTAATAGCAGCTACCTTACCGGGCTTTCCTTTCCCTAGTGTTGAGGAAACCATAGCAGCTATAAAGCTAGGGCAGCAACAGCGCCGCGACGTAATCAACAAAGTGCCAGGGGCTGGCCCCGTATTAGGGGTATTTGGTTTTAATGGTGACTTGTTCGCCTTTAGAAACACAGCCGACAACAGCGCCGCTAAATTACACAAAGCAACCGCTACCGGCTGGCAAGAAATAACAACGCCTGCGCTATTACCCAATGGCTACTATGAAGTGCGCGAGGGTAACTTTACCGGTTCAGCAGGCACAATGGCTATTTATGGGGTAGATGGCAAAAACCCTGCATTTACCTTTGACGGCACAACGTTTACACAAATACCCAGCATTATTACGCCAGACGCACCAACGCATTTAGATATACTCCCAAGCCAAATTTTACTGCTTTCCTTTAGAGGGGGCAGTTTTTTATATTCAGCAGTTGGCGATCCTTTTAAGTTTAGCTCAGTAGATGGCGGCGGGGAAATAGCCGTAGGCCAAGAAATTACCGGCATAGAAGTGCAAGCTGATGCCACAACCGCTATTTTTACGCGCAATAAAAGCTACGTGCTTTACGGCTCAAGCTCAGCAGATTTTCAGCTTAAGTCTTTAGGGCTGCGCTCAGGCGCACTCGAAAAAACCATTCAATCAATGGGTAGCTCAATCTATTTAGATGATAGAGGGCTAACACGCCTAGAACGTGTGCAACAGTTTGGTGACTTTGAGGGCGCAACAATAAGCCAAAAAGTACAAACCTTACTTACCCAGCGTTTGCAAAATGTAAAAGCAAGCATGATCAAACGCGAAAAAAACCAGTACCACCTTTATTTTAGTGACCAAACCGCGCTTACACTTACCTTGTACGGTAGCGAGGTGATGGGGTATACGCAATTACGCTTAGGGTTTACGCCACACTGCGCATGGTCAGGCGAAAACGCGCAAGGTAAAGAGTCGTGCTACATAGGTGGCGAAGATGGCTACGTATACCAAATGGATAGCGGCAATAGTTTTGATGGTGCCGTTTATGCCAGTTCATTCCAAACAGGGTTTATGAGTGGTGGCAAGCCTGAATATAAAAAGCGCTGGCGTAAACTGGTTATAGAAATGCAAAGCGTAACGCAGGTAGATGCGCAATATAAATGCTATTACGACTATGCAGATCCTAACATACCGCTTAGCGATACCTTGCTTGGTAGTGGTGCAACGTGGGATTTAAACGAATGGAACAACGCACTTTGGGGCGGGGCGAGTACATCATGGAGCGATTTATATATTGATGGCGTTAGTCGCAACATGGCCGTTTACATGCGCTCAGAGTCAGACTATTACCCACCTTACGAAATGAGCCTTTTATTTATTCACGCAAGCCCACGCGGGCGCAGGAGATAATATGAGCTGGCAACCATGGACGTTTACCGATCCGTTTATAGCATACACACCCATACGCGCCGAAGAAATGAACCCGAACTTAAACGGGATCAGCGCAAGCTTTAATTATGTAGCTAACGAGCTTGATAAGTTTAGGCCGCGCATGCCAAGTAACTTTAACGGCAACATAGAAATACAAGACTCAACGTATATAAGCACGCTGCTTGGCGTAGATGAAAACGGCAATATGGCACTGATTGATCAGTCAGCATTTAAAGCGGCAGGTGATAAAGATTTCACCATTAAAAAAAGCAGTGATCAGCAGTTTACTATAAGCGGTGATAATCATGCAGATTGGTTCATGCTTAATTACGAAGCGGTTAACGATGAAAATATTGTTGTGGTAGTTGGGCCTGCTATTACCAACGTTGACGGCGTAGATGCAGCCGCCCCCGCTACCACAATTATTTTTACCCAAGACAGCGCAACCCCGCTTATATTTGCGCCGCTTGAGGGGGTAACCATTAAATCACCTGGCTTGCTAAAAGCCTACGGGCAAAATAGCACAGTAACCTTAATAGCGGTTGATCAGTATACGTGGGTCCTTGGTGGTGACGTGCTTCCAGCTGAGGCTATTGTTTAATGCAAAAAGTCAGCAGAACTATGCTGGCAGTGTTGGCCGCTATTCAAAGTGGTGCACACACAAGGCGCAAACCTAAGTATATAAAAGAACAGGCGCTAGTCAGTGGCTTGTATCCGTATTTTTACGAAGAAACCATAAGCGGAGCGGTCGCGTTTGCGGGTGGTAAGCTGTTTGATGCGCCAAATATAACCGACACTATCAACGGCAGCGTAGCCTTTGCAGGTGGCGAACTAATACAGTTTGGACCAATTGAGTACACTATACAGCCAGAAACAGTATCAGGTAACACGGTTTTTGCAGGTGGGACTTTAGCGGTTTATGATCCTGAAGAGGATATTGAGTATGCAGTTAATGCAGAAGTTACAGCAGGCGTTACCACTTTTGCAGGTGGTGAGCTTAAAATTGTCTTAGTTAGTTACAGCAACTATGAGGCAGAATTAACAACGGGCGTCGTAGCATTCGCAGGCGGCGCATTGGAGATAGTATGAGTATTAAAGCAGGCGGTAAAGTAAGCGGCGTTTACGGTATAAAAGTATTGCGAAATGCAGGTACAGATAAAGAATTTATAGAGGACTTTGGTGAATCGCCAAACATGTTGCTCAATGGCTTTTTTGACAGGTTTGTAAGTGGTAATTTAAAGCATGACGATTGGTGTATGTTTGTAGGCTCAGGAACTACACCAGTAGAAGCTAACCAAACACAGCTAGTTAATCAAATTGGTAATTCCGAATATATGTTTAGCAATATGACTGTAAATGATAACGTTAAAGAAGGAAGCGACTACATATCATCAACGACAGGTGTCGCTAAATGGGGCGTAGGAAGCATTGTTGGTAATATATCTGAGGTTGGGGTTAGGCTTGGAAGCCAAACAGGATCTACTGTAGATAGCAGAGCCTTAATCGTGGATGCGCAGGGAGCCCCAACAGCAATAACGCTAACAAGTAACGATAAGCTAGAAATTAGCTACACGCTAAAATATATCATCCCTATTCAACAGCACGTTTCAGTTGTTGATTTTTTGGGTGTATCTACAACTTGTACACTAGAGCCGCTTGGCGTTCTTGATAAGAATAAAAACAACCTCTCATCAGCTTTTGCGTACGCGCTTTCAAATGCAATATATTGGTCAGATAATCGCCCCATTTACGACAATCCGGAAGCAAACGTTGGACTTCTTTCAACTGCAGGTATAGGCAGAACTTACTCTAACCCATCAGCAGGAGTTCGGAGATATTCCATATTTTGCGATTTAGATGATATGAATACAAGCGGTGAAATTGAGTATATTTGCATTTCCTCATCTCAAAACTACGAGAGCTTTTTAGGCTTGCACTTTTCACCAAAAATACCAAAAGACAACACCAAAACCCTAACCTTAAATTTTGACTTCACCCTAACCAGAGCCTAAACCATGGCAATACCAAATAATCCTAACTGGTCGGCGTTGGTTGATGTACTCAATTACCAACCAGCAGGCATTGCTAAACCGCCTAACCTTGCGTTTTATGTGGTTCAAGCTATATCACTAGGGCCTATGCAATTAAATAATTCAGGCGGCAAACTAAACGATCGCTACTGGATTGCTTACGTTGACAATGGCGCTGTGTATATAAAAGGCTCACAAGGTGAACAATGGGGCGCTGAAACACTGTTATTTAATGAGCCTGAATCAATAAAGCAAATAACACTCACGTTTGACCAGCTAGGTAGGCCACTTGTGTTTTACCGTATTAACGCCGACACGTTAAAGCTTTACTGGTACAACCCTGTACTTGAGCAAACAGAGCTTAAAGCATTGGCGCAAGGTATTGACCTAAACGCAGGGTTTGACGCACCACAAGATACAGGGCAAAGCTATTCCGATGCCATGTTGTTTTATGTGCGTGATGATGTTATTTACATGCGCATTCAGCGCGACCGCTTTGAAACAGAATATGTAACGCCGACGGGTCAAGATGCAAATAGTAGCATTGACATAGTTTACAAAGAACATACCCCAGACAGCATAGGAACTTCTTTATCTACTAACTTACCTGAACCTATAAGCGCCGGTGATACGGTTATAGCGACAATAATGCACAGAGATACATTAACGCTACCTCAAGGCTGGGAGTTTTTAGGTATAACTGAGACAGTTAGCACCTTTAACCAAGTAGTGACACAAGCAGCAATAAAGGTTTCTCAATCTGATATAGGCTTAACTCATACATTTACGCAAGCCACATCACAAAGAATGGTGTTAAGCATTATTGCGGCAAGAAGTGATAGCGAAATAACGCCGGAGTTTATAGGGAAATTGCGCTATAGCCCTCAGACGCCAGCCCCTTTACCGAACATATCAGCATCATACAATGGAGCGACTATAATAGCGGCAGCTTCTTTTGTTTATGCGCTACTTAGCGGAAATCAAACTGTAACAGTATCAAGCCCTTATTTATTGGAAACTCAGCCTACTAGAGTTTTCAATAGATTAGGAGTGGCAAGCGCTAAAGTTACTAGTGTAGGCATACAGGGCGCAACCATGAACCATGAACATAGTAATTCAGAGTATGGCGCTTCTATGGCTACAGCATTAATAGCATCTAGCGGGCC